TAACAAAGAGCGCTACGGTAATGCAGGCGGCGGCCCAGCTATAACTATTATAGACAAGACAAGCGGGCTTATTGAAGTAGTACAAACGGCAGTACAAGAAAATAATAGGTTTGGCAATAACCTTAATTTTGCTGGGGCAATATGACCGTACCTGTAGTTAACGCTGTTATTAACTTTAGTACTGGGCCTAGCTTTGCTCAGGCTATGATTTTAGACAGCGGCTTATTAGGCACTAACGTACTAGCAGATAGCGCTAGCGTAATTGTGGACGTATCCAACCAAGTAGACAGCATCCAAACTATTAGAGGCCGTAACGCCCAGGCTGACCAATTCCAAACGGGCACCCTTACTATGCGTATCGTTGACCAAAATGGCGATTTTAACCCACAAAATCCCAGCGGCCCGTATTACAACTTACTTACGCCTATGCGTAAAGTACAGATTACGGCTACTTACGGCGCTGTTACTTACCCTATCTTTTCAGGATTTATTACTACTTACCAAACTACTACGCCTAAAAATGCCTTGGATGTAGTTTATACAACTATCACAGCTGTAGATGCTTTTAGGCTGGCACAAAACGCACAGATCAGTACGGTAGCTGGCACCTCAGCGGGTCAGCTTAGCGGTGCAAGAATTAACGCCTTGTTAGATGCTATTAGCTGGCCTACCTCAATGCGTGACGTAGATGCAGGGCTAACCACAATGCAGGCAGACCCAGGCACAGCCCGCACAAGCCTTGCAGCTATGCAAACCGTAGAAACTAGCGAGTATGGCGCCTTGTATGTAGATGCCGCTGGCTCGTTTGTCTTTCAAGACCGATCAGTAACGGCTGGCAGTACAGGGGCTACGCCTACAGTATTTAATGATAACGGTACAGATATTGGCTATTTTAACGCGGTGTGGCGCCTTGACGATACACTAGTTTACAACTCAGCCAGTATTACCCGCACAGGTGGCACAGCTCAAACAGCTAGCGATGCAGCCAGCATAGCTAAGTACTTTATCCATAGCTACAACCAGCAAAACTTACTTATGCAAACCGATGCCGTGGCCTTAGATTATGCACAGGCATACGTTGCATCTAGGGCTGAAACTAGCATCCGATGCGATGCTATACAGCTAGACCTTTACACCGATAATTACAATACGGGCATAATTGCAGCCCTTAGCCTGGACTACTTTGACCCTGTAACTATTACAACTAACCAGCCTGGCGGATCAACGCTAACTAAGACTTTGCAGGTGTTTGGCGTGGCTATGAGCATTACGCCTAATAGCTGGAAGACAACACTTACCACTTTAGAGCCAATTATAGACGGCTTTATACTAAACTCAGCAATATACGGCCTGCTTGACAGCGGCGTATTAAGTTATTAAGGAGCAATAAAATGGCAGCTGGACTAGGTTTTAAGACCTTTACTACTGGCGAGGTACTTACGGCAGCTGACACTAACGGCTACCTAATGCAAGGGGTGCTGGTCTTTGCATCATCTGCCGCCCGTGCCTCAGCTATTACCTCACCACAAGAGGGGCAATATTCATATCTTAAAGACACCGATGCCCTAGAGTTTTACAACGGCACAGCCTGGACAGGTGCGCCCGTAGGTGACATCACTGGCGTTACAGCTGGCACAGGTATAAGCGGCGGTGGCACAAGCGGCACAGTCACAGTTTCAATAGATACAGCGGTTACAGTAGATTTGACCACAGCGCAAACTTTAACAAATAAAAGCTTAACATCACCAAAAATCTCATCAACTTATACGGCAAAAACTGCCTCATATACCTTTGCATCAGGCGATGAAGGCAACATATTTTCAATGAATAATGCGGCAACACAGCAATTTAACATCCCAACCGATGCTACTTTCAACTTTGCAGTAGGCACAGAAATTAACGTATTTTGGATTACTGGCGCAGGTCAGCCAACCATAGGCGCGGTAACGCCAGGCACTACTACAGTTATCAGTACGGGCGCAACTAGCGCTACTCCTAAATTGCGTGTGGCTAACTCAGGTGCAACCTGTAAGAAACTAGCTGCTAACTCTTGGATCGTGTTCGGAGATATTGCCTAATGACTCCAATGTTAGGAATAATGGCAAGCCAAATAAGCGGCCATTTAACACCTACTTCACCTGTTGCAGGTTACAAAGTCTGGCTTGATGCTGCCGATACTGCAACAATTACTCAAAGCGGTGGAGCAGTAAGCCAATGGACAGATAAGAGTGGCACGGCATATACCTTTACACAGAGCAATTCTAGTTATAAGCCAAGCACAGGCGTAGATACTCAAAATGGCAAAAATGTTTTAACCTTTGTTCAAAATGATTCTTTGCTTTCAACGGCTGCTGCTAGCACTTGGACTTTTTTACATAGTACAGTTAGCACAGTTTTTATTGCTTTTAAGCAGACAGTAGGCGGAAGTTATGGTTACATTTTATCTGATGATCAAGGCTCTAGCGCAAATATCGGTTATATAATATTGAACGAACCAACAAGCAATCTAAATGTTTTTGCCGAGCGCGGCTCTCCTGGTACTTATGCCTTTGTTAATAAAACGGGTGCAAGCACACTTGGCACTGCTTTTACTTATATAACTGCTATTAGCGACCCAACTAATGCGACTGCTGCCAATCGTTCAGACATAAGACTAAAACAAGGTTCAGCAATTAAAAACAATGTGCAAACTAGCGCAGTCAATACATCTTCACCAACAACAACTCTAAGAATTAGCGATTATGATGCAGGTGGAAATGAAGGTATTCAAGGCACATTAGGAGAAATCCTTATCTATGATTCAATTCTATCTGCTGGCAATATTTTGCTCAATCAGCAATATCTAGCAAATAAGTGGGGCGTATAATGTGGAATTGGTATGAGTGGAATAGCCAAGAAGATTTTAACGCTTGGCACGATACAATTAAGGCTAAACTTAATTATCCTCTAGCTGGTTATATTCAATTAACGGGTGAGTTAGACCCTACTGCTCCATTAACTACAGAATACACGGCCGTTAAATTGGTTGATGGAAAGTGGATAGGCACAGTAGAAGATGAGCAGGCCGAAGGATTAACGGCAACAGATTTAAGACCGCCAAAAAGAAAAATTGAATAATGGAGACAAGTGCAAACGGTTGGCCCGCATCTAAGGATCAGGGTGAGATAGGAATTAAGCCTTTTAAGGTAGAGGGCACAAGCCTCAAAATCCGCTGCGCTGAAAGGGTAGCGCCGTTGCTTATTAACTTTGCTAAAGAGTTTAACGAGCTAATAGAGCCAATAGAAGGCGGCACGTTTGACGATTGGGGCTATGCATACAGAGACGTAAGAGGTGTGCCAGGCAAGCTAAGCAACCACGCCAGCGGCACAGCTATAGATCTTAACGCAATTAAACACCCGCTAAAATCTATCAACACTTTTGATGCAGCTAAGGTACCTATGCTAAAAGCCTTAGTGAAAAAGTATGGCCTTGCCTGGGGCGGGGAGTGGACTAGACCCGATCCTATGCACTTTGAGATAAATATTGGCCCTGCAAAAGTTGCAGAGTTAGTAAATAAATTAGGGCTAGAAAAGAGTGAATAAATGAGTGATATACAGCAAGCTAATATACCTGCAAGTACGGTAACCCTTTTAGCCTCAGGCGCTCGTACAACTACAGCGGCGGCCACAGCGGTTACAGGTTTTGCAGCGGCAAGGCAGTTAGTACTACAGCTACAGGTAACTGCAGCTAGTGGCACAGCTCCTACCCTTGATGTAGTAGTACAGGACACGGTAGACGGCACTAATTACAACACTATAGCTACCTTTACACAGAAAACAGGGGCAGCACGTGAGGTAATAAGAGTAACAACAGCTTTTACAGATAACCTAAGAGTCAGTTACGAGATAGGCGGAGTAACACCGTCTTTTACTTTTAACGTTATTACCTGGGCGGACTCAAATTGAGCGCGCAACTAAAGGCAGCGGCCTTATCTTACGTACGCGCAGCTTTATCTTGCGTTGGTGCCCTGTATCTTTCAGGCATCTCAGACCCTAAAGTACTAGCTAATGCTTTTTTAGCTGGGCTAATCGGGCCTTTGCTTAAAGCTTTAGCACCTAATGAAAAGCAACTCGGGATAGGCGCAAAGTAAATGTCACAAGCCCAGGCATATGTAGCTATGGCGTTGGGGATTGCCACGCTTGGGGGCCTTATGGCTG